TGTACAAACTAAACTCAGTAGGTGATCTAAATCGTTTAGTAATTACAAGAGCATCAGTCAGTTGTTCGTTTTCATCAGTCATACAAAGTAAATAAGTCCTAGCATTACCGCTTGAATGGCGAATCCAAATCCAATTGTCACTACCATCAGCATGTCTTTAAGTATAGCTGATCTTACAAAATAAAGCAATAGGCCGGACCATAACATCAGGGTAATATCTAGTGGTGGCATCTTATCGGTAGCCCCGGCCAGTACAGCAATAAAGCCTGGAATGGTTGAACCAATTAATACTACAATACTAATCCATGCAAACGTATCAGCAGTAGCTTTAGTAAAACCTTCAAAGTATGAAAATACTTTATCTTTAACTTGATTAAATTTTTCCATTTTTCTCACCGTAAAATATATGACGACCGATTTGACTGATCTTTGGAAGATTCCAATTAGGGTTTACATAATCGGCATGATAGTACATTGCCTTATTCATAGAAGGTAGTCTGAAGTTTTCAAGCAATACTTTCTTTGCCACTTCCATGGACTCTTTATAGAGTGCATTAGACTTTACCTTTGGACCATTCTCACAATACCATGAGAACTGGCATATGACTTTGCCGTATATAACATTCTTTTGATATACTACGTTACAAATGTCTGATGGAAATTTACCTGACTCTACACGATTTAATGTAACCTGTGCTACTGCAACCTTACCTTCAAAAGGTTCTGAGGCGGCTTCGTGATAGATATTCTTTGCAAGACAGGTTAACTGTCTTTCTCTTTCTTCCATTGTAATAGGGTTACTATTATATGGATTGGTTTTATAATAATCAATTCTACTAGCCGTAAATTTGGTAACCAAAGCTACCATCAATACCACCAGACCTATTTTCAAAAATAGATTAAAAGTTTTTACCATTGGTTTTCCTTATTAGGAGGCTCCTGAGTTAACAAGAGCCCCTACCGTCAGATTACTTCTTACTAATAGTCTTAATGTTATCTTGAGGGATATTAGAAACAAAGCCATTCAAGACATGAGCCTTAGCAATGATTTCAGTTTCTGAGGGATAGGCTGGGTAGCCTGGATGCTCTGGAGGCGTTTGACCGGCGTGTTTAGCCGTCTCTACCTTGGTAGACCAGTCGTTTGATATTACTTCACGCTTACCGTAGTAGTCGTCACCAAGCATATCTTTGGCCATTTTGAGAAGTTCGAGACGAATCTCGAAAGGGGTCATGTTACTCATATAATCTCCTTTGTGTGTATGAGTGTTGTAAAATTCGATTTAAAAGATCGAGAACTTATCTAGGTATTCCCATGATAGGCCTACCTTTAACAAATATCGGAGCCATCACGGCGTACTCCCATGATAGGTCTATCGTCATATACTAAGTCTTTATACATACCATCAGTCTGTACCATATGCATAAAGAAATGAATTAGTAGAGGAGACTCTAAAGGATCTCTCCAATGATATCTTTCACAACCTTTATAAAATACTATATCTCCAGGGTATAACTCAACTTTATTAAACTTACCTGACCTAGCATTTTCATATGTTAATATACCATTATAATTAAATTTACTAGCTGTGTATTCTGAAATGTAGATTATTGATGGTCTATCATCTGCAATATAGACTGGGCAAGTAGCAGATATTTCACATGCATCTCTATCAATATGCGGCAGTAATTTATCCCCTTCTTCATATATTCTAGCTAAAGTGTATGTAGGGCTTATGTTTAACCCTAAAATCTCACTAATTTTTTGTCCGTGAGATAATAGAATGGATTCACATAAGGTATCTGCATAATACCTATAACCTGAAACAAATTCTGAATTTACACCTAAAACTACCTTTTTTTCACCTAAGTATTTTGTTACCTGATATTTTAATTTATAATAATTTGCTACCGTATTAATAAAATCTTTACTAAAGAAGTTCCTAACTACACAATAGCCATTTGTTTCAAATTCATTGTTCATTTAAAGTCCTTATAGTAGGTTATTCTGTTACGAGGAAACCTACCGAAACCCTAAGCAGCGTTTAGGCTGCTAATGCGTACTTTTTATCGTTTGCACTTCTTTTTTTTATGTCTTCAGTCGAGTTACCTCAACCCTACGGCTTCTACCTTGCCGGATCGTCCATCTTTGTACTTATCACCCTGTCGATTCTAGAACAGGCCCATCAAAAAAAGACTATGTAACATACTACTGCTAGTACAAATAAAACGTCAATTATTACACATACCGTTTGGTAGATGTATTCTTGATGCTTATCATCCATATAGTCTCCTTATGGTGGACCTGAGGGGATTCGCACCCCTGTCCAGAGCTACTTTCGATTAACTTCGTACGATCATATAAACTGGAGACTAATAAATCTATCTCCAATAACTTCCTTATATCGTTCTGCCTCGTTCAATGTCTTAAATAACTTAAAGAACGATACAGAAGAACCTGATTCAAAATTAACTTTATACATTATTTATACCCTTTTCTCAAAAGCCCACTAACTGCTCGCTTAGAACATTATCCATTCCTGGGATCTAATTGCTTCCTAATATACTTATGGTGGACCTGAGGGGATTCGCACCCCTGTCCAGAACTACTTTCGATTAACTTCATACGATCGTAATCTTATTTATTATTTTTTACTTAAGACAGCATAATCATAATTATCTGTTTCTCCTGTTTCAATAATAATACACTTATTACATTTTGCTAATGCTCTTATGTCTTCTAAAAACCCGTGATCAGTAGCTAATACTTTAATCATTTCTCCGGGTTCTAATCTAGATAAAACCTTCAAAGTACTGATCATAGGTATCGGGCAACATGTACCAGATGTATCTATCTCGTGTTTAATATTTAGTGACATTTCTTAACCGACCACCTATGGATTATACTGCAGAAGCCACTACTAATCCACTCTTTCTTTCGTAGAGGTCCCGAAAGTACATTAGACGCTTTACATGGGTATTTCTACGTTCAATAAACACCTGGGGCTCTTCGTCATCTACGGCAATTGCAACTACGGTTTGAGCAACCGGGATCTTAAACTGCTCTTCAAACATAATAGCATAAGCCGAGCATTGCATAAAGTAATTCTCAATATCTGCTTTATTTTTAAGTCGTTTAGATGTCTTAAAGTCGATTACTGATAATACCCCATCAAATTCTGCTACACAATCTACGGTACCAGCAATACGTAAATGATCGGAGTACATACGTAACTCTTGAGCATACACTTTATTAATACGATGAAGAGTAGGTTTAAACTTATTAAAAAGTTCCTGATCCAGAGGACTCTTAAACTCAGGTATCTTATTATCTATGTATTGCTCACAAAGAGTATGAATTCTTGTACCACGCCCAGATGCCTTTTGTGATATCTTATTAGCTACCTCTTCTCCCACCCTCTTACGCCACTCCATAATATAACCTATATTATAGGCAGCCAATACAGTGGTAATAGAAGGGTACTTATTACCTTCTGGGGTTACATAATAACGGGTACCGTTCTCGTTAAGTTGCTGTAATTTAGGGACTTCACGGTCAAGCTTTACATGATTAAACATACGTTATTTTAATGGTTTCCTGATAATACTTCAACTGCGTGGGCGAAATGTTTCTTACGATCTTCTAACCCGATTGTACCGCCGTTAATCTTTTTAGTCATCGTAACAAAGTCACCAGAATCGGCGTACTGGTTAAGATTGTTCTTATGCCAAAACCAACACGCAGAATGAATTGCGTAATACGAATCTAAAAGAATGTCGGGATTTTCTAGTAACGTATCATCCTGAAACATAAACTTTGAGCAACTAGCGTAATTATCCTTACCGGTTAATTGAAGAAGCCCACGACCGCGGTACTTCCAACCTTCACCAGAAGTCTCAGGCCCATTACCCATCCTACCACCGTAAGACTTATTGGCAATAAGTTCAGGCTTACCTGCGTATTGTTCCGCTATACCAGCTGGGTAACGCTGAGGCCATATCTTGGTTAACGTTGCTGCTTTATAGTTGAGGTTTTCTTCAAGCGTAGAAAAGCCTCCAGACTCATGGGCACATTGCGCAATAAAAGCCGCTACTCTTTCTACCGTAGTAATACTGTATTGAGGTAAAGCCTCACACATACTCTCATACCAGTCATCAGGTCCCCCTAATGCACGTGGAACTAATTCTTTTACTTGCTCGACTGTAAAGTCAAAATCAAAACTCATTTACCCCCCCGATTAATAAACGGTATCATATCTTTCTCATATTTGTCATAAACCTTCTGAAATATTTCCCCTTTGTTTGTTAACCACAAAGGTTCAATTAAAAAATCAGGATCGACAATTTCATCATCAGTTGTTTTTATAGCATGTATACAACTACATACTGTTTTATCTTCTAAAGCAGTAATTCGATGAAACTTATCTTTATCAATAAAGACCATATTAGGTGCATTAAATACTTTAGATGCTGTAACATTATTTTCATTATCTAAAACTTCCACCAATACAGAACCATGGCTTACTTGAGTGGCATGATTAAATACATGTTTATGTCCGTGTTCAACATCGCCCTTATTATGAAAATACATCATTCTACTAAAAATATTACTTAATACTACAAGTTTAATTGTTGGTGCTGCCATTATATTACCCCCATGTAAAAATATTATTTATCATCTAAATCTTCGTATCTAATCTTAGCCAATATGTAGTCCTTAACTAATGAACTTCTTACAATATCAGCAGCTTCAAATTCTATTTTAGTAAATGCACCCATGTGATAGGCAATATCAAAGAACTTAAGAATACCACTCACATCGGTCTTCTTTTTATTTAGGTCAGTCTGTCTGTAGTCACCGCACCAGATAATCTTTGATCTATAACCAACCCGGGTCATAACAGTATCGATTTCTTCAAAGTTCATATTCTGCATTTCATCGACAATAATAATCGCATCGTCAAATGACATACCGCGAATGAAAGATGTTGATATAAACTCGATATGACCTTGCTCGGCTAACCTATCGTATGCATCTTTTCTATCAAACAAGGTAGCGCAAATTTGACGATATGGTTGTTGATAGATGTCTAACTTTTCGTCAATGTCTCCTGGTAGGTGACCCATCTCCCTAGACTGTACTGCCGATCGAACTATAATAATTTTATTAAATGGATTTGTCTTATCTAATACCTCTTCTAATGCCTTGTATACAGCGATAAACGTCTTGCCTGTACCTGCTACCCCGTGAAGAGCTAAAAAGTAATCACCTCTTCTATATGCGTCGTAAAATAACCTTTGATTATCTGTTAATGGCTTAAATGATTTAAGGTGGTCAATTTTTAATCTAAGCACGTTTGAAGCCTGAGTTCTTGAAATTGTTTGCCTTTCCTCAGTATCGTGTACAATGGCAAATTTAGCAACTCTTTTAGTAGACATGTTTCTCCTTTAGAAATAAAAAAAGGACTACAGTATTACCTGTAATCCTTTACGCTAGTTATATAACGAAGATACTCAGAATCAGCTTCTGGATAATTTATCTGACAAGTTACTTTTATAATTTGCGGCATGAATCTTAGACAAAACTTCATTAAAGCCTTGATCAGGTTTTCTAATTCCTAATCTAACAGAATCACCCATGGCAGGAGCGCCCATGATGACCTCTAGATTAGGATTCTCTTTTAAATACTCTTCACGAGAGTTCCACGACATAATCTTATCGTAAATCTCTTCAGTTTCAGTATTTTTAAATGTATATGTTGGCATATTTTTATTTATATTATTTTAAGTTCGTTAACGGTACCTTTATCAAAAATACCAGATGGAAAAATATTAAAAGCTAATACGTATCTATCATCTATAGAGTTATTAGGAGTGACGTAATGAGTTAAATGTGATGGGAATATTAAAATATTATTTACTTTAGGCCTTATCGTCCAAGATAACATATTAAAATCATTGTATTCATCTACATCTAAAGTTATTTCAGATGGATAAAGAAGGCTTTTTTCATTATTAGTAAAAACAATATCTCCGCTGTTATCTGAAACTTGTAAGTAGACAACGCCTGAGAACAGACTATTCCTATGGAAATGCGACTTTGCAGAGTGGCCTTTTTTATGTCTAATAATCCATGATGTGGTAATTTTAAAATTAGTATAAAATTTTAAAATTTCTTTTAGGAAATAATTAATCTCAGTGTCAATATTTTTTTTTAAATTTTTAAACTCAGGCAATTCTAAAACATAGTTATTGCCTGTTGTTAATCCCTCAGCTGGGTTATATTGATCACAAGGAATAAAGACTTGCTCTCTAACAAAACTCAAGATATTTTTATCTATATCTATTTCATTAATATATAACGGTGTAGAGAAAAGAGGTACTATATTCATAATGTAAACCTAGTAGGTGTGCACACTCAGTCGGGTTGTTGCTCAAATAAAATATGTTCACAAGAATACACCTCAAAAGTTATATTAGGATTATCATCTAATACTTTAGTTTTAGCAACTTCTATTTCTTCTAACGTACTATAAACGCCAACGTGAGAGGTCTTTTTAAGTCGGTTCATTTTATCCCGTACTTGCATCTCTAAATTATAAACTGTATGCATTTTATGTAATATTACCTAGACTAGTTTCCCCGGTCAGTTGCTCGTACATAGTTTCAAATTCCTCATGCTCGGCGACCTCCTTAGAGAAGTTCTGCTTATGATATACTTTAGCTAATTTACGAAATGTTTTTTTACTCATTTCGTATTCTTCACAAATATTATCAATTGCTTCTTTAATAAAATCTCGTTCACCATCAATACGTGCCATAGATGCAGATAACTCATCCATACACTTCTTAATAGCTTTACGGGCAGCGGGATCAGAAGGCAAACTCATTATATACTCCTTAGTTTCAATTCTTCTTTAAAAGATTCTTTAAATGCTGGGTGCATTGACGGTATATTATCAAGACACGCCTCAATATGTTCCGTATTCATATCTTTAAGTAGGATATGGCTAAGAGGCTGATCACCATTAATACCATATGTACCCCATTTAACTACTTCACGAACTCTATCATGACCATCAGTTGTATAAACACTTAATTCTTCATAAGGAGCATCAGCGTGAACATTACGTCTGGTATACTCTAGGCCTCCATCCACCATATATTCATTACCGTTTTTATCTTGATAGGTAACATAGTCATGTCTATGTTTAGACTCAAGAACTGTACCATCAGGGGTACGGATTGCATTATATATTAAGGTACTCATTTTATCTTCTCATTTGCGATACTTCGACCGCGTTATCATCACTAAAAATAGGAACTAAGTTAGACTTATGCATCGTAGCAACACCAAGCATCTTATCACCCGTATACCACATAGTAGTCTTACCAGTATTAACAGCGCCCTTATGCCCGGTATCTAAACTAGGATAGCGAATAGTCTCGCGAATATAGGGAGTATAAACAGTACCAGGTAATTTTATCATATCAGGAGTAGCTTTCTTTTTAACTTTACCAGCAGGCTTAATACCATGACCGGCACACCACTTCTCATACGCCTCACGCTCGGCCTTAGGCATAGTCTTAGGTTTAACTTTAGATTTAGTATTTAAGTAGATCATAATATAATTATATAGTAACTAGAGAAAAAATCAACTCTTACGGGGCTGCCGTAACCTTACCTGTCTTACGTTATAGAATCTCTCTGGTTCAGGTAAGTCGCTACTTACTGACCAAGGGCTTGGTTTAGGTTTTTCGAAACGCTTAAGTAACGATACCCAAAGAGATTTTATTCTAAAGGGATAGATTCAACCTTCGCCTCTGTTTTATCTACAGGAGGTTTAGGGGTAAGAGCAAGCGGGAACGCTTCCCTTACTATATCTTCTTTTAAGGATTTATATTTAGTATGTAACTTACGGTCTTTAGCTAGACATAAGGCCTCCGCCTCCGTCCAGTGAATACCTTCAAGCAAGCTTACAAATAAAGATTCTTTTTTAAGCTTAGGTAAATTAGTAGAAGGTTCTAACCAGACATAGAAACGTCTTAGTTCTAACTGAAGAGAGGATTCGTTATAGCCAATTGGCTTATCGGTATCTTTCCTGAATGGAGGCTCACCATCAGGTAAATCCATCTTAAGCATATGATCGTAATTTAACCGAAGTAAAACAAGTAATGGATCAGTTACGTTATTCTTTAAGACTGCGATCTTTTCCTCTCGTGTCTTAGCTACTTCAAATTTATCTAAAATTTCGGATACTAGTAAGTTCATCAAAACTCCTGAATGTGTTCAATCATCTGTTTCATCCTATTAGTCATAAAATAGTCAAGCAACAGGCTTCTATCCTTAACGGGATATGTCGTAAAGGTATTTATAATATCTTCTTGCATATATTTAGGAATCATAGCAAGATCTACCAACATTGAATTACGATGGTAGTTACGTCTTTCTTCTTCGGTATTACATGCAAGAAATCCATTATCAAAGAATTCCTGAAGCCGCTTTGAGGTAATAGACTTCTGTCTTTCCCCGCTTACCAAAGCATCATCTGCCGTTAAGATATTAGGAACCCCATCTCCCTTATCTCCCTTGACAATATGCTCCATTAATATTTCATGAATACTGGCTTCAGGCTTAATGAATTTCTTAAGGGTAGGAGAAAACTGCTTAACATGCTTATACTTCTGCAACTGATTAAAGTCATGATCACCAGAAATAATTAGAAGCGGCATAGGTTCAGGTACAAGCGTTCCTTCCTTAAGATCATTTTCTAATGACCAATAGACCAACGTTGCAATTACATCATCAGCCTCTGCACCCTCTATCTCTATAACCTTATACGGGAATACCGCTCTAAGTTCTTCCTTTATTAAGTTAATAGAGTCAAAGATTAGAGGCCAGTTAAACCCTGAGTCTTCTCTGGCCTTTTTGCGGTTAGCTTTATAGTAAGGAAACACCTCCTTACGCCAGTACTTACGACTATCGCATGCGATAACTACTTCTCCAAACTCTTTAAACTTTACCTTATGGCTTCTGATGGTATTAATTACCATATGTCGAAGTAGATTTACATCTAGTTCAACATCGGCTCTATTACCAATTTCAGCCATCAAATTAGAAATAATAGTCTGACTATAATCTATAACGATCACTTAATAACTCTCACAATAATGCATTCATCGTTGATACGACCGGTTACATCGTATCCCTTGGTTGTGAGATCGGAGAGAAGCTTACGCAACTTCACCTTACTGGCATCTAGTAATACTTTAAGGAACGCTTCCGGACGACGAATAGAACGACACTCACTCATATCCGGGTCATAGTTCTGTAAGGTAGAACCTTTTACCTGAATGCCTTGTACAGAGTCTGAACGATAGGCAGCCAATCTCTTATACTTAACATTATATACCCATACCTGGGAGGCTCCAACCATCTCTGAAGGATTAACTGACTTAATACCCAGTTCATTATCTTCTTTTTTAAACTTAATTCTAGCTACTTGAACAGCAGGGGGCTTAGCCTTGGTAATTCTAGGTTTACGATTAGCTTTCTTGAACTGAGTATACTTCTCTAGATCAAAAATAAACGCACCAAACAGTTTAACGAGGTTAGCCTGTTGACGACGACTGATATTAGAATACCCATCTTTGGTATCCTTATCTACAGTCTTATAGACTTCAGTAAACTCTGTACCGCGTTTACGAGCCCATTCATCAATATCTTTACAATAAGGTTTAGGTATAGAGTTAGCCTGGAGATAATTATATAGATCAAACTCTTTATCTTCTTTAAGAAAGGCATCCACATGACCCTCGAGATCCCCGATCACCTCTGCAATCTTATCTTGCATATAATCACGTACAGAAGGACGAGGCGTTTTATCTACAACGACTTTAATAACTTGCTTAGTAGTACTAAGATTAGTAATATAACTATCTAAATCTTCATTATGACGGTCTATCAACGTATTACCGTTTAACACCATACGCGATAACCAGCCATACGTTAGAATAATATTACTATCAGATACCCCATCAATATCGACAGCCATACCTTTATGCTTAATATAAGTCTTTAAATATACCCGAGCATCTTTTTTATCTTTATCTTGATTATAAAAATTAAAGGCACGAGATAGCGCAGACTTATAATTAGTTAAGTCTGGGGTAATTCCATGAGGCTCAGTTACAATAACCCGACTCATAGACCTTCCCCTAGGTTAAATCTAATCTCAGTAACAGCATCATACCGGAACGATCGCCATTCTTTCTTATCGATATCATAAACCGGGCAAGTATCTTCACTCACGGCTTTAACTCGATCGGTCTTCTTTTCATAATCTAACGTCTTACCTTCTTGCAAGGTACAATTCATAATACGAATAGAACCATCTTTCTTACGAAAATGGATATTAACATAATGCATCCGCAACACACCGCCTACCCATTCGCGAAATACTTTTCGCTCTTCTTCGTTTGCTTTAGAATAATAGGTAGGCTCGTATGCACGGGTTTCAACTTGATTCATAATTAACTCCCAGTTCTCAAAAATAATGTCTTACCATCCGTAGACTTTTGAAAGTCTTCGATAAAGACATGATGCTTATCATCAGATTTAATTATAGCTTTATCTGCGGCAGACCACAAGTCCCACCACTTAAGGTTACCACCGGATAGAGGAATAGATACTGCTCGCTCATGACCCCAATGGTCTTTATAGACTAGAGTCTCAGCAGTAAAGCCAGAAGGATCGTAAATATTATTTACTTCATATATAGACCAAATAGACCTAAAGCTTGCATCGTCTTTAATCTTATCAAAGTAACTAAACTTAACATCAAAATCATCAGTCATATTATCTCCTTAACATACATTATTATATGCTAAATCCGAGTTACGGTCAAGCGTTACGTAACGGTCTAAGATGGGACTTATTTACTTTACAGCTGATCCACGAATTATACCAGGCGCTACTGTCCTCAAGAACAGCATGTAACATTTGCTCCTTGGCTTCCAAGTAGTTAGTTACGCCTTTAGATGGGCACAGATGAATTATTGTGCGCTTAAAATTGTGGTCACCGATGTTTGCGATATCGGTTTTGAGTTCATCAGAAGACGACCAATACGTCTTCCAGTCAGATTCGACTTTGTAAGATTTACGTTTTTTATTAACTTGCTTTCGCTTGATAGACCAGAAAAACTTTTTCCCGATGTACTTCCTACCAGATAACAAGTTTTCAATAATGTAGACAAATCCATAATATTCTCCAGGTTCATAATAAGGTTCACTATTGTATAGCCAATCGGTCATTCGTAATCGTCCGATTCTTCTTCTTCTTCATTATCGATTTCTCCGCCACAGAACGGGCAAAAATTTACTTCAAAATAAGACTCATCGAGAGAATGTTTTAATTTAAAGTCTGCTTCACAACTGGTGCAGTTATAATGGTTATTTGCCAATTTGTTTTACCTCTACGTTACATTTTTGTAAGAATTGAATTCCATCTTCACTACGATATGTATCCCGATAAAATACAGATTTAATCCCTGATTGATAAATTAATTTTGCACACTCTAGGCACGGTGCATGAGTTACAAATAAGTCAGCATTATCTGTTGAGTTGGAAGAACGAGAAACTTTTGCAATTGCATTTGTTTCTGCATGAAGTACTTCGGGCTTAGACTTCATAAGTACCGTACCTGTAAAGTCTTTATGACCAACCGTCTCACAAACATTATCCCACCCAGAGGGCATGCCATTGTAACCTATACCAATAATAGTATTATCTTTTACAATAACACAACCTACTTGAAGGCGCACAGCAGTAGAGAGCTCAGCATAAACTTGAGCTGCTTTCATGTGGGCGTTAATATATTTTTGCTTCATTTAATTCACTAGGATTAACATATGCTCCTAGACTTAAAACTATTCTGGGCTTATCCCCCACAACAGGGGTAGATGAATGAACCCATTTTGATGCTATGTTAAGCCATGAGTTATCTTCCATTATATTATATTCTTTATCATCTATAATAGGGTTACCTCCCTGGAGCGGCTTGCTGACTAGGAAATTAATTCTAACATGTTCCCACCCATCTGAACTTAGGTGGTCAGTATGTGAGTGAACAAAACCACCTGATGTATTATAACCTATAAAGTTACCAAACCGCTCTTCGTCGATTTGTCGTACTATTGAAAATTGTGAAAAAACATATTTATTATATTCTTTTATAACTTTAGTAATTGGTAAATCATGTTTATTTAGTGCACAGAATTTACGATTTTTACCTACAGGGTTAATAATCCAAAACTTAGGTTCTGACGTATAAACAAAATTTACAACATAATCTTTAATAGTAGGGTCGATAACTATAGGTAAGTTAACTATCATTATGCAGCCTTACCCCAGACCTCATCCCAGGTACCG